GAATAAAATGGCAGATTTATTAATGAAGATGCCGGTTCCTTACGAACCGAAAAGAAAAAACCGATTTATCCTTAGATTCCCTTCGAGTTTAGGTATAAATGAATGGTACGTGACATCAGCAGCCCGTCCTAGCGCGAAAATCAATCCAACCGAAATTCCATTTCTAAATACCTCAACTTATGTTGCTGGTCGATTTGTATGGAACGAACTTAAAGTGACGTTTAAAGACCCAATCGGTCCGTCAGCCTCACAGGCATTGATGGAGTGGTTCCGTTTACACGCGGAGTCAGTTACAGGTAGAATGGGTTACGCTGCTGGTTACAAAAAAGACGTTGAATTGGAGATGTTAGACCCGACAGGTGTTGTGGTTGAGAAGTGGATTCTCCAAGGTACTTTCTTAACGGATCTTAATTTCGGTGACTTAGATTACAATAGAGACGATTTGGCTACTATTGATGCGTCACTTAGAATGGACCGTTGCATCCAGGTTTATTAAAATATACTTCTGTTATCTATTGATAATGTGAAGAAATTCCCATATATTATGTATGTGGGAATTTTTTATGCCCAGAAACCAAACAAATGACAGTAAATCGACTTTAGTGTCGAAAATTTGGATTCAAATAATTATTAATAAAGAGAATCATGGAAGAACAAAGAATTGACCCTACGATTGCGTATGACGTGGTTGAGTTACCAAGTAAGGGTATTTACTACCCGAACAACAAAAAGTCTCTCAAAGTGGCTTATTTGACCGCCTCGGACGAGAATATACTATCATCTCCAAACTTCATCGCACAAAGTATGGTGGTTGAGGAATTACTAAAACGAAAAATATTAGATAAGGATATAACCGTTGAAGAACTCGTCCAAAGTGATCGAGAGGCTATTTTAATATTTTTACGAAATACTGCTTTTGGGTCGGATTATAAAATGACGGCGATCGACCCTAAAACGGGGGACGAGTTCGAAGTAATGATTGATTTAAGTTCTCTCAAAGTAAAAGATTTTGATTTAAAAGCAAATGAAAACGGAGAGTATGAATATTTTCTTTCCCAATCAAAAATTCCAATTACTTTTACTTTTTTAAACCAAGTACAAGAAACAGAACTTAAACAATTGGAAAAAAATTGGGATCAATCGACCGTTGCTCCCGTTAAAACAAAAAAACTTGAGATGATGATTAAGTCGTTAGATGGGCGACGAGATCAAATGGAAATTTATTCATTCATCAATAACAAAATGCCGTTAAAAGAATCCCAAGATTTTCAAAAATACGTTGAAAAAGAGAAACCAGGATTAGATTTAACATTTCCCATTGAAACCCCCAGCAAGGAGACTATCAACGCTAGAGTTGGCTTTGGGGTGGAATTTTTTCGCCCTTTCTACGGAATATCGTAAAGGTCAACTAGATGAAATCTTATACCTAGTTAAACGGGGGTTTTCTTACTCCGATATTATATCTATGCCAGTGTATCTTCGAAGGTACTATGTTGAATACATTCACGAATTGGAAAATTCAAACTAAGGTATTTATAATATATGGCAGATAGGTTATTTACATTCGCAAGTCAAAACGATTTTGGTGGGTTCACTAATGAATATTATACGAGGTTTGAGAACGCAACCCCGCAACAGGTGAATGGTGCTTGGGCTGCTGCTCGGGAATCTCGTAACGGTGATTACGATTTTGGTGATAGAAGCAGTGGTGGAGGTAGTGATAAAAGGCGAAACCGCACATCTATGGCTGATGCCCCAGATTCAATAGGAGGTTGGATAAAAGAGGGTATGGCCACCCAATATAAGGATAATGCTGGGATGGCTCCTCATGAATTCCAAGACATGGGTTCTGCTATTGAACTTCTTACCGATAAGGAGGGTCGAGTAAAAAATATGAGAAATATTCTTGGCGATATAGCTAAGGGTATTGGGATGCAAATTCTCTTAAATTTCAAACAACAAAATGACCTTCTCATTCAAATGAATGAGAATACAGGTATTTTAGGCACACTGTCTCGGGCATTTAGGGAGGAAATTACCGAAGCGTATCCTGAAGCAATCAAATTAGGTATCAGTTTTAGTGTATTAACCGACTCGGTGACTCAATTAGTTACAGATTCGGGTAAATTCAAACTTCTCGGTCAAACTACCATTGAAGAAATGGCATTAGCAAGTAAATTTGCTGATAGTATGACCCAATATGCGTCGATGGCGGGGGCGTTTGAAGATATCTCTATGGGTGTCTATGATATGACCCAAGCGACTGAAAAGGCGGGTATGGATGCATTACAACTTGGTTTAAATTCAAGAAAAGTGGTAGGCGATCTTGGTAAAGAACTATCATTATTAAATCAATATGGGTTTAAGAATGGAGTCGAGGGTCTAACCAAAATGGTTGAGAAGACTATCGAGTTCAGAATGAATATGAGTGACATCACTGGAATTGCCGAGAAGGTTTGGAGTCCAGAGGGCGCTCTTGAGTTAGTCTCAAATTTACAAGTACTTGGTGGCGCCGTTGGTGACTTAAATGATCCAATCAAGTTAATGTATATGGCGACCAATGATATTGAAGGGTTACAAGACGCTATTATCGGGGCTTCTAAATCATTGGTGACATACAATAACGAACAGGGTAGATTTGAAGTAACTGGGGCAAACCTCAGACGTGCAAAAGAAATGGCTAAGGAATTTGGAATGGAGATGGGAGATCTAACCAGAACCGCTGTCGCCGCAATGGAAAGAACACAAGCCGCAACCGATTTGATGGCACAGGGTCTCGTCTTTAAGGATGACGAAGATAAAGAATTCCTTACCAACTTGGCCCAAATGAAGGATGGTAGAATGGTGATCGAAGTTCCACAAAGTTTACAAGATCAATTACAGACCGATTCGGTTGCATTAAGTGAAATGTCTCAAGATCAAACTAATATTCTGTTATCACAAAGAGACGCGTTTAAAGAAATGTCGATGAAGGATATTGCTCGAGATCAGGTGAGTCTTATTGAGAATATTAATCGTGATGTGTCTTATATCACGGCTTCGATGAGGATTCAAACGGGAATTCTTGTAAATGATTTCGCCCGTTCAAAAGGATTTGACGTAAATAAAATTGCCGGAGAAACCGACGCTCTTGTTAGACAGATCCAACCAAAAATCGATGCTGATTTAGCTTATGATATAATAAATAAAAAATTCCCAAACGCTAATATGCAACATCAATTAACAGCGAGCGGGGAAGTAAATACGAGATCGTCAGTTGCAATGGAGAGCGGTGGAGCATCCAAAACCGCAGAAGCCCCAAAAGAAACCACAACAAACCTTAATATTACTAACAAATATACGTCAGAGCCCAATCTTGATTCGTATCGGCGAAACAATGAAATGTCCAATGCCCGTATTACAAAAGTCGATACTGGTGACTATTTGAACAACTACCTAACTCAATACCTTATTAAAAAGTAATCAGAAATCATCTAACTTGTATTTATATTAAAAGATTATAATGCCAAGTTATTTAGACTTCGATAGTACAAAAGGATTCAGAAATTTTATACTGGGTAAGACATTAACAGTAGAGAACGGTCCACAATCGTTTACACCTGATTCTTATACAACGCAAAAAACAAGCGACATGTCAAATGTTGACCCTGGAACTGTCGAAGATGAAAGAATACCAGCATTAACTAAATCGTCAACATCAAACACATTCAAACCAATTGAGTACTTTGTAAAGGAGAATTTGGAGACGCTTCCACGTAGGGCGAATCTTTCATTATATCCATATTTTGAAACGAATCAATATCACAGTTATATTAGTATAATGACGGGTGATGATTTCTCAAATGAATCGGAGATGATGAAGTTTGCGGAATGGAATATAAAAACCAACCGGAACGGCCCAGTACACGCTAGAATAGCCCAAAATATTTACACAACAACCTATGGAAAAGTAAGATTACTTGATGCGTTAGAGGGGAACTTATCTACGGCAGTTAATATTCTTTCAGGAAAAGAACCTTTAATTGAAACAAATGATTCAATCACAGTGGCAAGTACGTTACTTGGTAAAGGTGTTGATTTCTTACAAACAGCAGCGGGGGTCGAATTCCCATGGTCAGAAATCCCTGGTGATTATCTTACAAACCCAAACAACCCCATTGTTAATACCGAACAAACAAGGACGGGAGCGGGGGCGTTTATTAGAGACGCAACAGGTGCTCTGGGTTCTTTAATTGGAATTAATAGAAAGTCATCAATAACAAAACCGTCTGATTTATTAATTAAGTACACGGGTCAAAGACAGAAAAACTTCTTATATGACAATCTCTCTTATTTAAAATATGGTCCGAATTACACCACGACAGCGAGGTCTCAGAACACATCTAAGATTTTTCAGTTTGCTGACAATGTAGCTCAGGGGGTTAATAAATTATTAGGTTTTGAGGCACCAGTTTTATACTCTTACATCGGTGACGACCGTGGTAATACCGTTGTCCGTGCTATGAGTGACTTTAACGACCGTCAGGTAAGAAGTTCTTATTATTTGGGACTGTTATTTGATGAAGTTGGAGTAAACGCGTTCTTAAATCCAAAACCCATCGTTGAGGGTGGAAGTATCGCTGGTAGATTAACATGGATTAGTTCCAATTCACAAAACAAATTGGGGGTTAATAATGAGGAGTATGCAGACGAACAATCTAAACTTGCTGAATCTCTCTCAACAAACTTTGCGTTTAGAGATGATTCAATATTGGGGTCCACTCAACAGATTCTTGAGACGATGCCCGATGGTGGTGCGGCAAGAAGTCATGTCGCAAATGTAATCGACCAGACAAGTAGGGTTTTCAGGGAAGACGATAGGTTAATGTCGAGAGGTTCTAACATAAAATATGTTAATAAGTTTACTGGGTCAGAAAGTGGTGTTGAATATTGTAGGGTATGGACAAAAGATAGGTCATATATGAATTACTCTGACACTATGAAACGACAGGGTAATGTTAGAAAGTTTGAAAGTAGTGTACTTGATAAACCATGGAATATAAACATCTATCCTAACTCAAACGGAAACGGTGGGTTCGATAGTAGTTCAACAAATATGGCTAAAGGTAAGGGTGACGGTTTCTACGCTAAAAAATATATGTTCTCAATTGAGAATTTGGCTTGGAAATCTTCAAACACACCTGGATACACATATAATGATTTACCATATTGTGAAAGAGGATCAAATGGTGGTAGGGTTATGTGGTTTCCACCATATGGATTGAAAGTAACTGAGCAAAACCAAGCAAAATGGGAAGAAAACACCTTTTTAGGTCGTCCAGAACCCGTATATACCTACCAGAACACATCAAGACACGGAACAATAGACTTTAAAGTGATTGTCGACCACCCAAGTATATTGAATTTATTGGTTAAAGACCATTTTAAAAATATGTCAGACGAAGAATCTGACAATTACATTAATGCATTTTTCGCAGGATGTGAAGAAATTGATTTTTATGGTTTAATTAGACAATATACGACGTTGACATCGGATGATGTTACTAAAATTCTTGCATATCTGAATGGAAATGGTGATACCACAACGATAACGAAATATAAAACACTTGTTAGACAACAACCTAACACTCCGAAACCAAAAAATGAGGTGAAAACTGAAACGTTCGCATCGGAATTATTCTTTAAAAACGATTACCCAGACCCTAATTCTCGAAGTAGAATAACAGAATCGGAATATAGTAAATTATATAGTGATTATGTGGGTGGGAAAACAGAGTACCTCAACCTATTCGACACAGGTTTCAACACATTACAAAGTTTAGGGTGGACACCTAACGCACAGAACGATTATAAAGTGTTAAAGGGGTCTCTCCCAACATCCCAACCACAAACGACGGATTATGATGCGTTAAGGGATAAATGTAAAACAATTATTACGACGGGGTTTGATAAATTAACAGACAATTATACTAAATTAAATGAAAATTTAGATATACTTAAAACCAATTTATCGGGAAAAACTGTACAAAATATATCACTTAAAATTCAGTCACGTACTTCATCGATTGCTGATGATGATTACAACTTAGATCTTGCATATCGAAGAAGTTATAGTATGATCAAAGATGTTATCAGTAAAATTGCAAATACTGACACTGACGCCGCCAACGCAATAAGTCAAGTGGTGTGGGCATACCCAACTACTGGGGACGGTAAAAAACAATCTACGGAAAAACCGAAACCAATTAAATTGAAAACATTGGGATATGAGGGTGACGGTGAATTAACATTTGATTATGTTGGAAACGTTGGGGAACAAAATCCTGGTGATCCCGGTGGTGCTTCAGAAAATATCGATTGCTCGGATAAGAATAAAATTGTTACGTCTTCAGCATTAAAGAAAACGGCACCAATTACATTCTTTTGTAGAGAAAGTACACTTAATGTTTCATATGAAAAGAAAGCCCCCGATGAGGTTGAAGAAACTATTGCTCCTCAAGAAACAATTGTGATTACCGAAAATTTAACTCCGGCACAAATGCCAACCCCACCAATTGATGAAATGAAAAAAATTATTATGAAGACCTTGTCTGAATGTTATTATTTTAAAAAATTGGAAGAAGAATCTCCAGTTCAATTTTCATCAATGAAAGAGAAGTTAAGATATTTCCATCCGTCATTCCATTCTATGACACCTGAAGGTCTTAATTCGAGATTGACATTCTTACAACAATGTATTAGACCAGGGGAAACCATTCCAATTAAGGGAATATCAGATGCTAGTGATTTGAACGCAAGAAACACAACCTTTGGACCTCCACCAATTTGTGTCATGAGAATCGGTGATTTTTATCATTCAAAGGTGGCGATTAGGGACGTGAACATCACATTTGAAGAAGATTTATGGGACTTAAACCCTGAAGGTATTGGGGTTCAACCAATGATCGCTAATGTAACATTACAAGTTAGTTTTATTGGTGGTCATGGATTAGAGAAACCAGTCGAAAAATTACAAAACGCATTATCATCTAACTTCTACGCAAATACTGAAATGTATGACCCAAGGTCAATATCAAGTGGGTCTAGAATAGCTGGAAAAGATTTAGATACATTTAGAAAAGAATTCTTAGAGTCGTTAGTTGAAGATTTCCAAAGAAATTCAACAACTACATCACAAGAAACAAATGATACGGGGGTTCCACAGGGAGAATTTATTGGTGAGCATGACGGTTCGATAGAAATATCATACGACTCACTTATTTATAATGAACCAAAAGGGTTATATAA